ACCTGGTCGATGTAGCCGAGCATCTGAAACGCGGGAGCCCCGAAGAACGGGACTTGCATCGGCTTGACGGCGTCGAAGGTCTTGACCCTTACGACGCCACCAGGTCTTACGGTCAGGAGGTCATCGATATTGACCATGCCATCCAGAGCCATGACCCTGGAGTTGTTGGTCAAGTACATGTTGTCGAGGATCTGCCGGACCAGCGTCGTCTTCAGAAGCTGGAGATCAGACACCAGATCCGCAATGCTCGTGCCGTAGAGCTTATGCGGCATGAGGATCGGGGTCGTGGTGACGATTGGGATGCGGTCTATCTCGTAATTGCAGTCCTCGCCATCTTCTTTCTGGAGGATCTTGCCGCCGGATTCCAGAACCATCCTGCGTTCTGCAATTCCGTCCCCGTCCCAATCAACGAGCATGTAACACTCGCGGACCAGATAGCCTTCATGCGGCTCGTGGCCGGCGTCGTCCTCGAAGAAATCCTCCTGGTCCTGACGGAAACGAGCCAGTTTCTCCTGATTCCAGTCGGTATCCGGATAGGGCTCGAGATCATCAGTCTTGATCCCCATTTCCCGCAGTTCCGATGCGGTCAACCTCCGTTCGTGAGCAACGAAACGGCACTTCTGCAAGTCCCAGGTGGCGTTTTTGTTGACCCGTACTTCTTCAGGCGGGATAGGGTCCAGACAAACTTTCCCGGAATAGTCCAGAACCTCGAGCTTGATTGAAGTCTCATCCTGCTCGAGAATCTCTACTTGAGATCCTTGAGCCTGCAGTTGCATAATGAGAGCGGTTAGCTGCTCGGGTGTGAGGTTTTCATATTCCTCGATCCGCTTCTTGGGATATTCTTCCCAATAGACTTTACAGAAGCCGTTTTTCTGCAGGAGAGCATCCTTGCAGAACGTATAGAGGATGACGAATCCGTTGTTCTGCCGAAAAAAGACGTAATTGACGTAGTCGGTGGCCTGTTTGGCCCCTTCCTCGTCTTCCATGCCTTGCGGCTCGAACCGGCAAATCTCGTCCTGGGACGTGAAAATGCGCATGATCGAGGGCATGATTCCCTCGACCGTGTCAGCAACGTCCCGAGAAACGTACTGCGAGCGCCCCTCTACTTCGTTGCCGTAGGGCTCGCCGAGATAATCCTCCATCGCTTCGCGTCTTTGCGTGGCGAGCTTGGAGTCGAAATATCCGATGGAATTGGAAATCTCCCGGTCGATAATCCCGGCGAGTTCTTCGTTGTTCAAGCGGATTCCTTCTTGCCCATGCGCATCTTCAGCCCCTGGATATCGTTCTTCATCTTCTCGAGGATTTCCTCATGAAATACGCCAATATTCGCTGGCGGCAATGCTGGAATAGGCGGGGATGAAAAAGCCGCCTCGAGGGCGGCTATTCTTGCTTCCAGAGACTTCACTCTATTATGTAGTGCGATGCTCATCTTTTACCCAGTTTATTGGAGCCTCTGATGGCCAGTAGATATATCCGTGACTGGAATTGTTGCAGATGTACCATTCCCCTTCTTCCGGTTTATCTTTTTCCTCGTCCCAGACTCCGATCATCGAATAGCTGATACATCCACACAGAGGACATTGATCCTGCCTCATATGAGGACTTTGTCCTTGTACTGAATCGGCTTCACGAACGAGAGGTTGTCCATGAACTGCGTGTAGAGGGCGGCATATTGCAGAGCGTCATGGGGGTGCGAATAAGAATTCTTGTCCGGCACATCCCGGTAACGCTCTCCTGAAACCTGCAGCCTCTTGTAACAGTACCCGCCCATGAAGCCCTTGCGAATGTTGGTGCAGCGAGGGTGTACTAGAAGCGCGGCTTTCCCATCGACAAGATGGGTCAGGAACTTTGCTACCGCTTCCCGCCGCTTGAGAAAGTCGTTAGAAATCGCCGGAGACGCTGGAATTCCCTGTTCAGCCAACTCCATGAAGCAGGTTTTTTCGTCACTTTCCGCTCTCGAATTCCCCGCAGGGTCACCAACTGCCTGAAACGTGTAGCCATTCCAAGTCGTCTGCAAATGAGGTCTCAAAACGTCGCGAGCAAACTGGGAAATCCCCATATCTTCGGCACAGAGCTCATCCAAAACAAGCAACTGGCCTCGAGCGGAGAGCTGGCAGATGATCGCTGCTGGAGTCAGCCCGTAATCCAGCCCGATCAGCAGGGGCTTGCCCTTGATCGGAGAAATCTCCCGGCAGTGCAGATCATCGTTATATTCCGGATAGACCGGCTTCCCCGAAATAACTACCCCATACTGACCAAGCAGGAAGACCTTGATCCATTCCTTGGTCTTCCCAGGGACTTGTCTCAGGTAGTAGTCATAGCCGTTAGGAAGGTTCTGAACGTTCTCTGCCTCTGGGTTCGGCAGATACTTATCCTTCTCCAGAATTAAACCACCAGGCTGGTGATAGACCTCCCAGTCATCGGGAGACTCCTCCTCGAATACCTTGAACCACCAATGGTCGGTGTCGGGAGGGTTGGTATCCAGCAAGACGCCGGACCAAGTCGGCCCGACATCGCGCTTAGGGGGGAATCTTCCGGTACGCTGCATGGCCATGTCGAACGCCTCTTTAGGCATTTCGACAGCCTCATTCAACCAAGCCCCGGTAATTTCCAGGCCCTTCAGCTTCCCGATATCTTCGGGACGATCCAAAGCTAGGAAATACACATCCGCCTGGACGCGGGTCTTGTCCGGCAGCCAGAAATCAAGCTTCCCCTCTATGGGGGCGTCCCATTTCATCACCATCATGGGAGCCCATTCCTGAGCAGTCTTGATAGTGGTGCTTTTCAGTTCCGGGTAGGTGTTCCTCAGAACCGCCCAACGGGTGCGGCGAATCCCTCTGTCGTTCGGTTCTTGAGTAACGGCTTTATAGAAAAGCTTCATCCAGCAGGCCGAGGTTTTCCCCGAACCTACCGGACCTTTCAACCCCGCGACGAACGAATTACTCTGAAGAAACTTGGCTGCTATCGGACCAGGAGGGGAATAACTGATCTCACCAGCCACCAGCTCTCTTAGCCTTCAACAGCCCTTCTATGACGCCATGGAAACCGCCAGCAGCCTGACCCAGACTGGGCTTGCTCACATCCTGACCGAAAGGAGAAACCGCCAGACGGCCCATAGCGGCCCCTATAGGGCCTAGCCCGCCTCGAGCCATCCACTTGGCCCCCTGATATCCTGGAATCATCCCAAGTAGAGGCAAAGCCGCCAGAGGATTGTCTTGCACTGTCTCCCTGGCAAACGCACGATGCTCCAGCGGCCCAAGGAATCCCTGCCTAGGATCGTTCGATCCCAGCATCCGGCGAGCTTCCATCAAGCGACTCTGCGAGAGCAAGCCAGGATCCAACCCTATCCCGGAATACCCGCCAGCAAATCCAGGAGTCTGGCTCAGCATTCCTTGCATAGCGCCTCCAGAAGCCAAGCCCGAAACTCCGCCGGCAAGTCGGGACGCTTCAACGCCCAGGCCAGAAGCTTCGACAACCGCTCGTCAGACAGATGCAGCACCACGACGCTTCCTCATGTATTCTCGTTGACGTTCCCGATACTTCTCCGGGTTTTCCTGACGCCACTTCTTGTATCCCTGTTTGACGGATGTGTTAGCAATCTTGTTAGCAACAGGAATGACGTTAGCAATCTTGTTAGCAACCCCGTTAGCAATCCCGTTAGTGTTAGTCGCAGTGCATCGGTGGGAGCGCGCATTTAACTTCTCGTCGAGGGTGCGGCACTTCTGGCAGTAGTACATAGAGATTGCGCGTGAGTGGAAGAGGCTGGTGCGCGGGCTCCCGCCCCACCCCCTCTGGTTTCGCCCCTACCCGGCCCAGGGAAAAAGAATTCTTTCCTTCCCGCCATGGTCTTTGTGCGCCGCAGTGCTTGCTACTTTACATAATGGTCATTATGCGAGCCGTGCAGCGCGGCATTGCCCTACTATCAACTACTTACGGGAGTTGCTGGCCTGCGGGATCGTCTAGACGCTCGGCGTTATCCACAGGAAGCGCCGCAGCATTGAGGTTAATGCTAATCGTTACCGTTCCCTGGCCTAGGGTAGCGGGGGCGTCAGAGCCGTAGATGCGCCTGCAGACGCGCTCGAGGTCCCACTGGGCGAGGCGGGCTTTTTCCCTCGCGCGGGCGACATCTTGCATGGTTGTGGCGGCGTTCATCTCTGTCTTAGCTTCTTCGAGCCTTTCCAGTGACGCGCCTACTTGGGCAGACTTCCATTCTGCTTCTGCATGTTCTGTCAAATAGGCATACAGGCGTTTAGCGCTGAGCCCATAGGTGGGGGCTATGTCTTCTATGCGCTCTCCGTCAAGATAGCGTTGGATAGCGGTTTGGGCGACTACCGGACGATCTTCTTCTTTGACGGTTACTGGCCAACCCATTTACTTGCCCTTCTTAGCCTTACGCTTGCCCTTAAGGATGCCAGTCCCCTTGTCGGCTTTGTTGAACTCTCGGGCGACTTTGGCAGGCGGGCAGCTCGAGTAACCGGCATTGTGGGCACAGGCGGCCATAAACCTAGCCTGCTTTTTGGTTTTCGATGGCATAATCAATTCCACGCTTGTTTAATATCTTGAGCCGCCAATAGGCTTGCTCATTCTTGAGCTCGGCATTAGCCGGCATTTTTGTTTGCTGCATCGCCAGCAATATTTCTGTTTGCTCTTTCTTTACAATAAGATACGGAGCGATAACATCAACAATCTTCGCCTCAGCCCATGTAAGCTGTCCTTGCGGCTTCCAAGGCGAAGCCCTTTCAGCAATCATAATGCTCCCGCCGAACCATTCCTGAAGCTTTCGGAGGACATCTAACTTCTTGGTCTTGCTAGGCATACCTAACATCAGTAAGTGGCATATTCGGCTCTCCGATCCCATACGGCCTGGAGCTTCAGGTAAGCCTCGGCCAGGCGCTTCTGGCAGTCGGGACAATCCCAGCTATAGGCGCAGTCATGCACCTTCCCTCGGGCTGCCTCGCATTGCAGGCACTTTAGCTCTCGCTCTAGCTGTTGAATGTCCATTTCTTACAAAGAATTTACATTTCGGCTATTGACATCATGTACGCAACGCGTATACTGGGCACATCAACACGCACCAAGGAGAAACAAATGAGCAAAAACGATCTTTACAAGACAGCCATCTTTGCCGCTACTGGTGAGGTTGTAGGCGTCAAGCACATCGGTGACGGGCACTATAAGGTCACATTCCAATCAGGATCGACTGCCTTTATGCCCGCAGAAGAAAACGGTATGGTTTACCTCACCGGATTTGTACTCTAACCGGAACTAACCAACTAAAAGAGACAGATGAACA